CTTTGGTGTGCGCTCAAACGCTGCTGGATGCAGAAGAACTGATTGAGACAAAAGCCGCTTGACTGGCAGTGAGCCAATGAGCCATTATCCACACATCCTGTCATTCCTTCGCGCGTTTAGGAGTGAAGCAACGGAGAAGCCCGGCCATTGAGTCGGGCTTTTTTGTGGGCGCAATAAAAGAACTTACCTGTAGCCAGGACAGCCAGGTCTTTGGCGGACAGGAGGGGAAAGACCCTCAAACCTATTTTAAGGCCTCGCCAATTTGCGGGGCTTTTTCGGTTTCGGCTCCACCACACCCATCGCTCTGAGCTGGGAGTGCTGCTGGAGCTGATTCAAATCAAGTCATGCACCCACGGAGTCGAGCGCATGGAGTATTTACAGCGCCTGCTCGACAAGCTCGACAGGTTTGAATTGCTTATCGCGGGCCTGATTGGTGCCGTGGTTGCGAGCTGGTGGCACAAGGATGACTTGTCAGACTGGCGTGCCTGGCTGGTATTCCTCATCACTGGCGTGGCCTGCTCTCTGTACCTGACGAGCATGGTGAGCACTTACTTGAATGTCACCGAGCCGAAGATCGTCGCCGGCATTGGCTTTCTGCTGGGCACCTTCGGTGGTTCGCTCCTGGCTGCAATCAACCGCGCCATCAAAGCCGCTGACCTCTGGGCGCTTATCCGCCAGCGGTTCGGGGGAGGCAATCCACCATGAATTACGAACTGATCAATTCCATCGCTGTCGGCCTGATTTCGTTGTGGGCGACCTGGTGCGTACTGAGCGGGAAGGTGAGGGACGGCATCCTTGGGAAGCTGATCTACTCGACGATCGCCATCAGCGGTTTTGTGGTGATGGTTCGGAGCCAGAACATCTTCTTCGGCCCGACCACCGCTGGGCTGACGTTGCATGTGTCTCTGGCTTTAGCCGGCGCTCGCCACATCTTCATGGTCACGTACTGGCAGCTGGTGAAAGCATGGCTCTGCCGGACGCTGAACTGCGAGCACTGCATGACCTGCGACAAGGTCGGCAAGGCAGCAGAGAGAAAGATCCCGTGACTCTTCTTCGGATAGTCCCGATGTGGTTGTGGGTCGTCCTCGCTGCGCTGGTATCCATCAGCTACCTCTCGTGGCGACTGGATAGCGTGAAGGCTGATCGTCAGATCGTAGTAACTGAGCGGGACACGGCCAATGCAAGGGTGACGTCGCTCGGCAACACGCTGCGCCTGCAACGACAAATCACAGATGACATCAACCGAGTCTCCGACGATGCGAAAGCCAAGACTGAACACGTTACGGCTGCCGTTGCTATTGCTGATAGCCGGGCTCGCAGCCTGCAGCAGCAAATTACCGACCTCATTACCACCCGAAAGTCCTGTACTGCCGAGGTTGCCAGCGGAAGCAAGGCAAGAGTCGACCTTACCGTTCTGCTCGCCGACCTGCGTAGAAGCGCTGACGAAACAGCGGGAAGACTGGCAGAGGCGCTTGATCGAAGCCGAATAGCTGGGTTTGCGTGTGAGGCTGCTTACACGGCCGCCCAGAGCATCAAGTAGCCCGCGACACGTTTCGCGAATCATCAAATTGGGTCGCGACCTGCGACGAGGGAATCACAATGGACAATCAGCACAAGAAAATCACTGGCTATCGCGACCTGACTCAATCGGAAATCGACGGCATGAACTCCATCAAGGCGCTTGAAGCTGACGCCGGTGAACTGTTCAAGCAAATCGGCCAGATTGAAGGTGTCGATCCACGCCTGCTGGCCCTTGCCAAGACCAACTTGCAACAAGGTTTCATGTGGTTCGTACGCTCGATCGCCAAGCCTGCTGATCCGTTCAACTGATGGGCAACGTGACTCGGCTGCATCACGCACTACCGCTGAGCCCAGCCATCAACAAGGCCGTTACGGATTTGGATAGCGCCATCGCCAAAGCGGTAGACGCTGCCAAGGCTGCCGGCTTGCCTCAAGGCCTGGTCGTTTCACTGTTGCACGGGCACGCCCAGGTGCAGACCAACATCATGGTGAGCTAACCACGCGTGCGTTACGACTCCTCGTAATCACGATAAAGCTTTGCCAATGCCTGGTCGTATTCCTCTGTGCTGAGCTTGACCTTGAGCGCGACCATCGTTTCCTGAGCATTGGCTACGGCAGTCGCATCACTTTTATTCTTTCTTGCTGCCCATTCCCTGGCTGCCTGCACTACCAATCCTTCAGTGATGCGCTCGATCATTCAAATTTCCTTCATTAGTTGACTAGTTGGTTAACCATAGACCAGTAGTTCTGAATGAGTGGAAAGACCGATGAAGCGGCGCTGTCCGCCAAAGTACCTTGGTGGGTTCAATAATGCTGATTTCTCCAATGGTGAAATGAATGGCCGCAAAATTGCTGGAGTTCAAGCGTGAAGACTGGCGAGACGCCGCCAAGACCCTGCGCAAGATTGCTGATGATCTAGATGCCGGCGAGCATCCAGAGTGCACTGTTGGCGCCTTAACCCTGATCGGCCCAAAAGGCGAGGTCACTGTGTTCGGGCTTGGACCTAAGTGTGACGACCTGCAGTGCTTGGGTGCCATGCGCCTGGGTGAACAGAAGCTGATTGATGTGCTGCTGGATGGCGGGGAAGGGTAGGTGTGCCGCATGTGAGTGCGGCGCGACCGAAATTACGATGCAGCGTTTTGAATTTTTGTGGCAAGACTGGACAGCTTGTCTAGTTCCTTCTCCAAGTCATCAACCTTCCCGGCTTGAATTTGTAGAGCTATCAAGCCTATTGCCGCTGCGACCGCGTTAGATCTTGATGTCGCCACATTGCCTTTTACTGTCTGAATGGAAACCTTTGTATCTTCCGCAATAGACATGCTGCGTTCCTTTGCTGTGAGTTGAGATTCACCAATACCGGCAACCAGCCACTTTTTCAAGCATCAGGTGAATGATGGACAGGCCGCACCCTCCAGCATCACTGCTCGACCTGTCTGAGCTATCCGACTTCGGCATACGCCTGACTCCCGCCCCTGAAGTCTGGGATTGGCTCCAAGCCGAAATCCTTGCCGACACCGGCAGCATTCACAACGAAGACCATGCTCATCTCCTGGATGCAGACATCCGAGTTATGTGGGCATCGTCGAGCTTCGAGAAGCAGGGCCGCACCGTTCTGGGTCAGGCCGAGCAAGTGGCATTCCGCGCGGGTGGTTGGCAGAAAGCCCGGATGGAGCAGCAAATGCGTGATTGGTTCGGCGATGTGCCGGCTTTCATCATCACCTTGGCTGCCGATTACTGCTCCCAGTGTTCCGACGCCGACTTCTGCGCACTCATTGAGCACGAGCTGTATCACCTGGCCCACGCCAAAGACAAATACGGTCAGCCGGCCTTCACCAAGGAAGGCGCACCCAAGATCGAGATGCGTGGCCACGACGTGGAAGAGTTCGTCGGTGTGGTCCGCCGCTACGGTGCGAGCCCTGACGTTCAAGCGTTGGTGGATGCTGCAAACAAACCTGCCGAGGTAGGGAAATTGAACATATCGAGGGCCTGCGGAACCTGTCTGCTCAGATCGGCCTGACCCCTGACAGACCTAAGACGGAACTAACCCTATGGCAGCCCTGAACAGTGAGGTGAAAGGCTTCATGGTTCAGGCGTTGGCGTGCTTCGACACTCCTTCGCAGGTTGCGGCCGCTGTCCGAGAAGAGTTCGGCATTGAAGTCACCCGCCAGCAGTGTGAGGCCCAAGACCCCACCAAGCGTGCTGGGAGAGATTTGGCGAAGAAGTGGGTGACACTGTTTCACGACACCCGAAAGCGCTTCCGCGAAGAGACGGCAGAGATCCCAATTGCCAATCGTGCGTTCCGCCTGCGCGCCATGAACCGTTTCGTGGAGAAGGCCGAGACGATGAAGAACATCGGTCTGGCTATGCAGATCCTGGAGCAGGCCGCGAAAGAGAGTGGCGACATGTACATCAACCGGCACCGTAAGGACGAGCCTGACGACGAACCGGCAATCCCGACCCGCATTCAGGTTGACGTAGTGGATGCGAGGAAGCCGAATGCCGAGCCTTAATGTTCCGCAGGCTCACTTCCTCACGCTGCCTCACAAATTCCGCGCATTCGTTGCAGGGTTCGGCTCAGGAAAGACCTGGGTGGGATGCTCGGCGCTGTGCAAGCACTTCATGGAGTGGCCGGGCGTCAACGCTGGGTACTTCGCGCCGACTTACCCGCAGATCCGGGACATCTTCTATCCGACAGTGGAAGAGGTGGCCTATGACTGGGGGCTGAAGACCAAGATCAACCAAGCGAACCACGAGGTTCACATTTACAGCGGCCGGCAGTATCGCGGTACTGTGATTTGCCGGTCGATGGAGAAGCCGCAGACCATCGTCGGCTTCAAGATCGGCCATGCGCTGGTGGATGAGCTGGACGTGCTGACGTCGATCAAGGCGCAGCAAGCCTGGCGCAAGATCATCGCCCGGATGCGTTACAACCTGCCCGGGCTGAAGAATGGCGTTGACGTAACCACGACGCCGGAAGGCTTCAAGTTTGTTTTTCTCCAGTTCGTGAAGCAGCTCCGCGACAAGCCGAAGCTGAATGAGATGTACGGCCTGGTGCAGGCCAGCACCTTCGACAACGAGCTGAACCTGCCCAGCGACTACATCGAATCGCTGATGGAGTCGTATCCGCCTCAGCTGATCCTCGCGTACCTGAACGGCCAGTTCGTCAACTTGACGTCCGGCTCGATCTACCACACGTATGACCGCAAGCTGAATCAGTGCTTCGACACTGTGCAGCCGGGTGAGCCCCTGTTCATCGGCATGGACTTCAACGTCGGCAAGATGGCGGCGGTGACCCACGTCAAACGTGAGCAAGGTCTGCCCCGCGCAGTCGATGAGCTGATGGATGGCTACGACACGCCGGACATGATTCGACGCATCAAAGAACGCTACTGGGAGCATACCGGCAACGACTACAAGAAGACCTGCGAGATCCGGATCTACCCGGACGCCTCGGGTGATTCGCGCAAGTCGGTCAACGCCAGCGTCACCGATATCGCCATGCTCAAGCAGGCTGGCTTCACAGTCATCGCGCCGGCGGCCAACCCTCCAGTCAAGGACCGGATAAACGCCATGAACGCGATGTTTTGCAATGCGCAGGGCGAACGGCGATACCTGGTCAACCCGTTCACATGCCCGACCTATGCCGACGGCCTCGAGCAACAGATCTGGGCGCCCAATGGTGAGCCGGATAAGAGCCAAGGCAACGACCACGCCAACGACGGCGGCGGTTACTTCATCCATCGCGAGTACCCGATCATCAAGCCGGTCACCGCTATCAAAATGGGATACGCCCGATGAGCAACGACGTCTCCTTCAAGCGGGCGGACTACATCGAAGTGCTGGACCGATGGGCGACCGTTCGCGACGTCTGCGCCGGCCAGCACCGGGTGGTTTCTCGGTTGCCGTACATCAACGCACACGACAAATCGCCGGAGAACACCGACCGGAACAAGGCCTACCGCGAGCGTGCGGTGTTCAAGAACGCTACTGGCCACACGCGTAATGGTTTGCTGGGATTAGCCTTCCACAAAGACCCGACGCTCTCCGTGCCAAAGAAGCTGGAGTACTTGCAGGACAACGCCAACGGATCCGGGGTGAGCATTTACCAGCACTCCCAGGGCACGCTGGAAAAGGTGCTTGAGGCTGGTCGTCATGGTCTGTACGTCGATTACCACCAAGATAATGGTGCTGGTGGCCACTCAGTGATCCTGTCGTACTGCGCCGAGGACATCATCAACTGGCGCACCGGTATGGTGAACGGCCACAACGTGCTGACGTTGGTCGTTCTGCGTGAGATGCCAGAGATCCAGGATGGGTTCGGCTTCAAGGTGGTCGAGCAGTTCCGTGAGCTTGCACTTGAACCTGAAGGTTTTGTCTGCCGAGTTTGGCGTCGATCAGGTCCAAGAGGTGGTGGCCCACTTGAGGTCACGGACACATTTACTCCGGAGGGCATTACCGGGCGCCTCAAAGAAATCCCGTTCACATTCGTCGGTGCACAAAACAACGATCCAACAATCGACGAGTCACCGCTTTACGACATCGCAATGATCAACCTGGGGCATTACCGCAACAGCGCTGACTACGAAGACAGCGTCTTCTGGTGCGGCCAGGCTCAGCCATGGATCTCCGGCCTGGATGAGCAGTGGCGCGACCATATGGAGAAAAACGGCGTTTACGTCGGCTCCCGGGCGCCAATGCTGCTTCCCGCAGGCGGCGCCTTCGGTTATGCACAGCCATCGCCGAACACCCTGGTCAAAGAGGCAATGGCCGACAAGAACCAGATGATGATCGAGCTGGGCGCTCGCATGGTCGTCGCTTCACTGGCGGCCAAAACGGCTACCGAGTCCCGCGGTGATCAGTCTGCATCGACATCGGTTCTGGCCGGTTGCGTGGCTAACGTCAGCGAGGCTTATACCCGGGCAATCATGTGGTGCGGCCAGTACATGGGCGTCAGTGACAAGGTCGCCTACCAGGTCAATCAGGAGTTCGTCGAGCTGACGGCTGATCCGCAAATGATCACGGCCTTGGTTGGCTTGTGGCAAAACGGCGGATTCGCGAAGGCTGACCTGCGGGCCTATCTGCGCAAATTGGGCTTGATTGCCCCGGAGCGCACAGACCTGCAGATCGATGGCGAGCTTCAAGAGCAGAGCGATGGCCTGGGCCTGGATGACGAGGTAACACCAAATGGCGGCAAACCAAGCAATCCTTGACGCCACGATCCGGCACGCGGTCTTCCTCGAAAAGCTGAAGGCGGGGGAGGTCGGCAAGTTTGCACCTTTCCTCAAGGAGATCGATCGCTCGATCCGTGACCGGCTCACCCAGTCGGACCTGACCGAGTACAACGTCAAGCGCCTGGAAGCGCTGCTGAAGGAAGTTGATAGCCTGTTACTGGGCATCTTCGACCGCTACAGCGTGCAGCTGAACCTCGACCTGATCGACATTGCCAACTACGAAGCCGAGTTCGAGGCGACGAGCTTGGCCAGGTCTGCGCCGGTCGGCGTGTCGCTGGACGTGGCGGCGCCGACGGCGGCGGCCATCAGGGCGGCAGTACTAACGAATCCACTCAGCGTGCGTGGCACCGGTGGTGGGAAGCTGCTGAAGTCGTTCATCAAGGGCTGGACCTCCGCCGAGCGGGAGCGCGTCACCGGCACGATCCGGCAAGGCTTCTTCGAAGGGCAGACGAACTTTCAAGTTATCCGCAACATTCGCGGGACCAAGACGGCGGGGTACAAAGATGGCGTCCTGGCTACGACAAATCGCAACGCCAGCACGGTCGTGCACACCGCGATTCAGCATGTGTCGTCACAGGCTCGCATGGAAGTGGCCAAGGCCAATACGGATATCGTGGCCGAGATTGAAATGGTGGCCACTCTGGACAGCAAGACCAGCCAGCAATGTCGCTCGATGGATAAACGCCGGTTTCCGGTCGATTCCGGCCCACGGCCGCCGTTTCACCCGAACTGCCGCACTACGTTCATTCTTCTGACCAAGCTCAGCGAGATGTTTGCCAAGGGCGCTACGCGGGCTTCGGTCGGGGCGGATGGTGGAGGCCAGGTCAGTGCGAGCCTCGACTACTACCACTGGCTTCAGCAACAGCCGGCGTCGTTTCAGGATGTCGCAATCGGCCCGGTGCGCGCGAAACTGTTCCGTGAAGGTGGGCTGAGCGTCGAGCGATTTGCCGAGTTGCAGCTGGATCGTAACTTCTCGCCGCTGACCCTAGTGCAGATGAAGAACTTGGAGCCGCTGGCGTTCGAGAGGGCAGGAATTTGAGGTCAAGGAGCTATGCATTTCGCTCTCTCGGACTCAATGTTTTTGATGACTTCAAAATACAGGTTTGGCCAAAGACCAGCCTCAGTAGTGAGCTCCTTATAAACACGTACATTGTCGCTCTCGGATACGTTGAGTGTTTCGCGCATCAGACTAGAAACCTTGAGCGTTTGAACGGAGATTTCTGGGGCATACACAGCAACCATGAATGCATTTTTCATCAGCGTTTCTGCTCGTTCATTCCAGCCGACCACGTCCCTCAATGGGCTGTAGGCGTAGGTTGTGATGCTTGCGATGCTTTTAAGGAATGCATCTCCCTTGGACCGTAGTGTGTCCTCGCGCTTATCCATTCGCTGAACGCAATTCTGGATACGGTTTTGGTTAAGAGAGTCATTACTTGCCATTAACGTAAGCGCGGAGCTACCCAAAGCGCCGATTAGCGCGGCTGCAGAGCTAACGATCGCGACCGTTATGGTTTCTGATAGAGAAAAGAAACGACCTTTTGGTGCGAGGGGCATGCTCATCTTCATCCTTGTTTATATCGCCATGTGGCGGCGGCCGGATCTTCACAGCCAAAAATTATGAATACAACCCGCTTCGGCGGGTTTTTTTATGCCTGCAAAGCGGGCAAAACATACCCAAGGGGTGCATCAACGTGGCAGAAGAAAACGAAATCGACCTGGAAAACCCGGCAATCAAGGCCGCTATCGCGACTGCCGTTGAAGCATCCGTTTCGGGTCTGAAAACCAAGAACACGGAGCTGCTAGGCAAGCTGAAGGAAACCTCCGGCAAGCTGACCCAGTTCGAAACCCAGTTTGAAGGCATCGACATCGACGCCGTCAAAGGGCTGCTGAGTCGGGCGGGCCAGGACGAAGAAACCAAGCTGCTGACAGAGGGCAAGGTGGACGAAGTCTTCAACCGCCGGACCGAACGCCTGCGCGCTGATACCGACAAGCAATTGAAGGCCATCACCGCACGCGCCGAAAAGGCTGAAACCTTCGCCGCCAAGTTCCAGGGCAAAGTCCTGGGTGACTCGGTGCGCGGTGCAGCCCTGAAAGCCGGCGCGCTGCCGGAAGCAACCGACGACATCATCCTGCGCGCCAAGGGCGTGTTTTCATTGAATGACGAGGGTGAAGCGGTCGCCGTCGATGAGTCTGGCCAGACCATCCTCGGCAAAGACGGCAAAACCCCACTGACTCCGCTCGAATGGGCGGAATCACTGCGCGAAAGCGCACCTCATCTGTGGCCAAGGGCTTCAGGGACACAAGCCCCGGGCGGGGGTGGCGGCCAGGCTGCATTCAAACGCTCCGAAATGACCTCCGAGCAAAAGCGCGATTTCCAGCGCAAGCACGGCCAAACCGCATACC